CCTTGAAAGGTAGTTTATGACTTAAGCGTCAGCAGCCTTACGTACTTCGTACAGAGCCGAAGGACGCAGAACGTCAGAACCGAAGAGCATCTTGGAAGCGAGCAAGGTGCCCTGCTTAGCTACTGAATACTCAGTCTCGGTAACCATGTCCTGAGCCTTGATCATGCCAATGGCAGAGGAGTGCATGAACATACCGAGCGTGTCGGAAGCATTGATAGCGTAGTCGTCACCGAAGCCGCCCGTAGGAGCGTTCAATGGGGTGCGACCGTCTGGGCCGAAGTTGCTTACCCCGTCAACAGTAGCGGTACCGTTAATAGCCATGTGGTTGGTTTTGATCAGGTTGAAGCCTGCAACTTGATAGAGTTGAGCAGCAGCAAAATCACCGTTGGTGGACATGTCACGATCGAGCAGCTTGGATACAGTTGTGTCGTTGCTGTTGATCAGTGCGTAGTAGGTAGACGGAGCTACGTACAGGGCACGGTCTTCGTACGGGATGTCTTCCATGTCGAAGTATGCAGCAGCCTCGAACGCAGCGTTGATAAGCTCAGCAGCGCCACCAGCGGTGCCTACGTGCTTAGTCACAGCGTTGTTCATACCAACGAGGCCTTTGCCTTTGCCGGTAGCAGCAGCGGTAGCAGCATCAATACCAGCGACGGAAGCAGCGTTGAACTGATCACCAAGACGGGATACGCCAACTGCACGTTGGAACAGTTTACGCTCCATCGTAAGAGCCATAGCTGAAGCCATTTGCTTGCTGTACTCGCCACGGAACTCAAAGTGCGTGAGCATTTCATCGATGTTGTTGATCCATACGGAGCTGATGATGGTGTCGTCGATGGTGACGTCCTTGGCGCTCGTATCGATGGACTGACCGATGATCTCTTGGCCGGGGATAAATGTGTCTGCGGAAGCACGGCCAATCGCAGGGAATTGAGCAGAAATGCCGCCGTTCAAGGAGATGGAGCGTACGCCATTCTTCAGCGCAAACTTCTCGTCAAAGTGCTTGATCATCTCACCAGAGAACGCCTTAAGAAGGAGGTCACGGGAGTTGCCGTAGGTGCCGTTGTTTGGGGCACCAGAGCCAGCAAAGGTATTAACCTTAGCCGGGGTATATGAATTAGTCTGAGCCATGTTTCTGGCCTTTCATAAATAGGGTATGTCCCCGAGTGGGGAAGGAGATATAGAAGGATCGATCCCGGCGCTTAGAGCAGCCAACTTCCTTAAGGTTATCCCCGCAGGGGCCTCACATCGTTTGTCTTGTCTTTGGACGGGGTAAGATGTTTACCGGGAGTGCATGCTAATCCGGTAGCTACGCCTGCTTAGGAGCAGCACGTATCGGGGGCTTAAAATACAGCGCCCCCTGACTGAAATTACTTGTTACGTCCTCGGTTCGTCTTCTTCGATTGAATGCGAAGGTTCGAGGAGGAATTGTTGCGAGGGTTGCGGTCCTTGTGGTCCACGTCTTTACCCGCCAGAGCTTTCTTGCCCTTCTTCTTAATCATCAAGGCACGAGCTTTGTTACGTCCAGCCCTGCGCTTCTTCTGCTCAGGCTTGGCGTGGTAGCTTGCGTACTCTTTTTTGTAATCACGTGCCATCGCAGAAAGCCTCTTGTTTGACGTTGTTGAGGTAGATTTGCTCAACGGTCTCTAGGCTATCTACTTTGCTTGCGTAGATCGGATCCCACTGCCCACAGGCAGCTTCAATCCCGCCACCAACCTTTACGCTGCATCCGCTCAGCACGCTCACTAGGGCTAAGACGCAGAGCATCGGCAGCAGCATCGTTAGCACGTCGCCCACGAGTGTTAGCTTCTTCATCGATGTTGTCCTTATAGGATTTGACGGCGTTCCTGTTGGACCACCAAAGGAGACCGGCGAGACCAACAGTGATCAACAGAGCGGCAGACCACACACGGTCCAGCCATTCGATTATCTTTTTCATTTCTTTCTGAAGCCGCCTTTTTTAGCCTTCATCTTGGCGTACGTCTTCGGATCAATAGTGGACTTCTTCTTAGAACGAGAGATCCCCTTCTTCTTACGGATGTTCATGTTCCGGTAGAGGCTCATAGCGACTTAATACCTTTCTTGAGGATCTTCTCGATGCGCTTCCAGAACTTCAGGATTAGGAAAAGGATCGCAAGGCCGATGAAGATCTGTGATGTAACTGTTCCCAGCTTCTCAGCGTTCTCCATACCGAGAAGATCGAACACGGCTGTGAAGAAGGTAGCGAAGATACCCAGCGCCCCGGTGATGACTGTACGCCAGCCCGTTACGCCATTAATGAGTGGGTCGCTTTCGTCCTCTTCTTCGAGGACCACTTGAGGCTCCTCAGGAGCAACCCACGTCATCTCTTCAGGCGACACCTCGATGGTGTAACCATTGTCTCGCCAAGCCTCACGTAAACCGTGGACCATGCCCCAGTAGAGTTCGTCCACCACAGCTTGATCAGACAGATTGTAGGTGGTGCTGAAGGCTTCGTAGCCGGGAGCAGAGGTAGAGCGTGCGCCTGCCTCCCACTTACCCATAGAGACCATCACTCGGTACAGCTTGAGGTATCCCTCAGGGTCCTGCCAGAGATCGATGCCTTCATACAGGCCTATAGCGCTGTCACGAGCTACAGTGTTACCGTAGGTGTCTGCGTGGCCGGTGGAGTACGCCTTCATAATATAAGCGATGGAGACAACGCCGGGTTTAATCTCAGCACGTCGGATGACATAGTGTCCCCAGTAGGCGGCTCCCCCATATACGGAGGAGAACGCTGGAGTAGGTAAATCGGTACCATCAGAAGCCGGTAGAGTTTGTGCGTCGAGTGCGCCAAAGCGAGCTTCATGGTTGTCACGAGAGGAGCCGATGGCACCGATATTCCGCAGCCGCACACTGGCAGGTACGGACTTGTCGTATTCTGAGTAAGCCCAAGGGCCAGTGTAGAGTTTCATTGCGGGTTCCTAGAGGCCAGAGCGACCAATCTTGTTTACGACTTCTGCGTTGTAAGCAGCGTCGGTGTAGTAGCGGGGATCATCCATCGCTACCTTGACCTGTGCCCAGTTGTCGAACTTGTCGGCAGACGGGGGCGTACCACCGGCAATGTTACGAGCTGGTTCTTGAGCGCCTGAGGAGCCACGCTGGGCATTCAGACCGGACACCGCCAGCTTTACAGCCGAGGTGTTGCCTGAGTTCAGGAGATCATTGAAGGTATCGATGTCAGCCTCAGACATGTTGTCCGCAGCCCAGCCGATCAGGTCGTTGTATTCAGCTTCGCCACCGGCTGCTGAGTACACCTCAGATTGGAATGCAGAGGTAGCAGCCTCTTGGCCAGCTACGTAGGTGTTGTACATGTCTTGGGTGATCGTACCGGACTTGAGGAGGGCCTCCATGTCGGCTGCGTTGTGTTCAGGCTCAGCAGCCTTAGGGGTAATCTTGAGGTCTTCCTCAGATACCGACTTAGCTGCTTGAACCTCCCCGCTACCCAGCTTCTTCTCCAGTTCGGAGTAAGCCTTGGCGAGATCTTCGACGGTCTGAAACTTGCCTAGTAAAGGCGCTGCTGGAGCTTCACCTACCTTGTTGCCCTCAGCATCGAGACCAACGGCAGAGAGTGTCTCTTCCATTGTTGGCTCTACTACAGGGTCAGAGGTAGATACGCTTACGCTTTCAGTACTCATGTTATTTTATTATCCTTGGGGTTGGCCCATGGCGTTAGCGCCTGCCTGCATCATCATCTGCTGTGCTTGCTGCTCTTGCGCCTGTGCCTGTTGTTGTTGGATTTCTTGTTCGTTATATATGAGGCCGTCCATCTCGAGACCGAGAGAGATACCGACACGCTTAACAAGGTCACCCATGTTCACTCTACCGAGCGCCTCTGGTCCCAAAGGAGCCAGCGCCTGTAGCAGCTGCATGTACTTGTTGAGGTCGTGTCCACGTCCGAGAGCGTCGAGACCGGTGACGATGGTAGGTTCAACCACGTCCTTAGGTAGCTCAGGGAGTTTCTTCGATTTAGTCATCTGGGCCATCAAGCGGCGTACCAGAGGAAGCTGGAGTTCGTTACTCAGTACCGAGTAGACACCACCAAGGGTGTTCTCGAGTTGCTGGGCACGCATCCGTACTTCTTCGGCGGTTACACGCTCACCATCCCGAAGAGCACCTTGCTCACTCAGGAAGGCTTGGGAGATACGCATCTCTAGTCGCTGCACCTGTTGGGATGCGACGGCCATGTCTGCGCCCTTATCAACTTTCATGAATTGGATGTCGTCAGCACCACCGGCAATGACTGCACCGTTAGGGGCTTTCGCTACGTCGTCTTCATCGGTTGTACCCATAGGGTTTACCAGAACGAGGAGACGGGCGGCTGCTGTAGCACTATCCACGATGGCCTTAG